GCAGGAATGTTTTCTCCTCAAGTATTGGGTGTTCAGGTTTTGACTGATAAACCTTTGCACCCCAAAAGTCCTTTGAATTTCATGCCACCCAAGGTAGAATTTAATTATTTAGGTTCTTGCCCCGGTGAAACCACGTATTATTCTGATGTTAAAGTTACTCCAACGTCAGAGCATGTTATGGACATTTGTGGTGTTCCTAATATTTGGGGTCCACCCAAAATGAAGCCTGAATGGGAAGCTTATCAGAAAACTCTTGCCAATATGGCAGAGCCTGCTAAGCCTTTCCCTATCGACCTTCTTACTGTTGCTGTTAAGGACTATAAAGAACCTTTAATTAGTCTTATTAAACAGCAACCTTATTGGCAAAGTATGAAACCTTTGTCTCACCTACAAACTATTAACGGTATTGTAGGTTGCAAGTTTATCGATTCGATGACATCTAGTACTTCCATTGGATATCCTCTCTCTGGCGCTAAGAGCCAGTATTTCATAGAGTTGGATCCCGATGAGGAATTTCCTTGCAAAAGGGATTTTCAGCAAGATATTCTAGATGAAATTACTCGTGTAGGCAATTTATATAAGTCCGGATTTAGAGCTTATAACATTGCTAAGGCTTGCAAAAAGGATGAAGTTTTGCCTATGGCAAAAGGTAAATGTCGTATTTTCTATGCAAATGGTATTGCCCAGACTTATTGGGTTCGCCGTTTGTTTTTACCTATTATTCGTTTTCTTCAAATGAATCCCATCTTGGCAGAATGTGCAGTTGGTATTAACTGTCATTCTGATGAATGGGAACAACTTATTTCTGCTCTTGAGAAGTTTGGTGAAGATAATTGGATTGCAGGTGATTATAGCAAATATGATCAACGTTTGCCTAGTCAAGTGCTATTAGCTTCTTTTCGTATTTTAATTGATTTAGCTCGCGAATGTAATTATAGCGAGGAAGATCTTATTATGATGGAAGCCATGGCTGGAGATGTTGTTTATTCTCTTATTGCCTTTAATGGAGATCTTATTGAACTGTTGTGTGGATCTCATATTTCTGGCAATTCTTTGACTGTTATTCTTAATGGAATGTGTGGAAGTATCAATTTGCGTTGTGCTTTTTACACTTTCTACCCCACTACTGATGCTACCTTTGATACTCGCAAGAAATTTCGCGAGTATGCCAGCATGGTTACTTATGGTGATGATAATGCTGGAACTGCTAGCCCTGAAGTTCCGTTGTTCAGTATTAAGAATATTTCTTCTTTACTGGAAAAGTACGGACAAGTTTACACTATGCCTGACAAAGAAAGCGAACTAGCTGATCGTATGAATCAGAATGATGTCGAGTTTTTGAAACGACGTTCTAGTTACCTTCCTGAGTTAGGTATTCGTGTTGGCGCTCTTGATGAGCAATCAATTTTTAAAAGTCTTCACTGCGTTACTTATGGAAAACGCAGTCCTGTCACATTGAATGAAATTGCTGCCATGAATATTGACGGTGCTCTTCGTGAGTGGTTTAATCATGGTCGTAAAGTTTATAATATGCGACAAACCCAGATGCAAGCAGTTGCCAAAGCATCTGGTCTGGAACACATCTGTGCCGAACTGAATCTTACGTATGATGATAGAATTCAGAAATGGATACAGTTGTATCGCCCAGAAACAACCAATTTTGGTTCTGATGAGTGAACCTTGGGATGTACATTCCCCTAAAACCGACTTATTATATGTGTACTGGTTTACCATGCAAGTTAGAGGATAGCTCACCCCCTCGATTTTGTAGAGGCTTGCACATATTGTCTTATTAACCTATTTAGGTTAGGGTTTGGCACCCAACCAACGGATAGCAGCCACACGGTTTAATACGCGTCGTGTGGTGATAAAACAAATTGTATTAGTGAAATTTTTAATGTAAAGCTTGGAGAAGCCGAAACTCAATCCCAAAACATTATGTGGTCAGATAAGATGCCCGGTTCATTGTATGAAGTGCATTCCGACCCTGATTCCACATTTCGCAGCGCGCAACTTTATGATGCGTCGCTTGCTAACTTTTTGTCTCGTCCTTTGAAGATTAGAGAAATTGATTTCCCTTATAATTTAGCTTTCCAAAATAACTTTAACCCTTGGGCGGAATTCTTAACGAATCCGCGTGTTATTAATCGTATTACAAATTTTAATTTGTTACGTGGAAAACTTCATTTGAAGGTTGTTATTAATGGAAATGGATTCCATTATGGCAGAGTAATTGTTTCTTATAACCCATTATATCAACAAGAAGATCTTACTGTCGATCGTGCTTTTATTCGACAGGATGTAATTGGTGATTCTCAAAGGCCTCATATTTATGTTGATCCCACTCATTCTCAGGGTGGAGAACTCGTACTTCCATTTTTCTTTTATAAGGATGCTATGAGTATTCCTCAGGAAGATTGGAATGAGATGGGTGAAGTATATGTGAAAAGTATCAATCCTCTTCAACATGCAAATGGTGGAACAGATATTGTTTCTATTTCTGTTTTTGCATGGCTGACAGATGTTGAACTCAGTGGGCTCACGTCTTATGACCCCACTGCTCTCACACCACAGTCTGGTGTTGAGACTGAGATGGAAATACAGTCATTGCTTAATCTTGAAGCTCAATGTCCTGGCTGGGCAGTAGAGTTAGTTGATTCATGCCATACTCCAGAGCAGATCCTTGTCCTTTTAAAGGCAACTGCTAAAACTGTTGATGGTTATGTTTTTCCTGACGATTCTGCTCGTGCTAGGTTTATTCGTAGTCTTAAAGATGTGCGTATGCCTGTACGTGAAACTCTTTTCTTATCGAGTATCACAGGTGATGGAACATTTGTACCTCTTGATATTCCTCCCATTCCACCTCCTGCGCCATTAATGCGCAAACAAAGAAAACGGAGGCCCCCGAATTCTCGTAATCCAGAGGCCAACACTTTCTACAAGAATGCAGATCACGATGGTGATTCTGCGTCCTGGCGCGAGTCAGCGCCACTTTATACCATACCTGAAGTCCCGGATCCCAATACTAAGGGAACTGAGGCTCAACAGCAACTTCTTGGACCCAATAAAAAGAAGTTGCCTAACAAGTATGATCCGCAAAGTGGTGAAGAAAAAGAACCGAATGAGTCTGTTGAACAGACCATATCGGATTATTTTCAAGTCCTTTTATCGATCGCTGAAGCCCTCGACGAAGAAGACAATGAATTCGAACCGCAAGCTGGTGATGAATATGGTGATGGACCTATTTCTTACCCAGCATCAGTTGTTGCTCGAATGGCAAAGTCTGTTGAGAAAGCGCCGGTTATCGGTAAATACGCTCGTGCTACGAGTATTGCTGCCGGGGGTATGGCAGATATTGCTCGCCTATTTGGATATTGTGCTCCTTGTCAATTGGATCCACCGCGTGCCGTTGCTAATAATGGTGCTTACAATATGTCTGTTACAAACACTGAAGATTATACTAATAAACTTGCAATGGATGCGAAACAGGAATTGTGCGTTGATCCTCGTACAACGGGTCTTAGTGACGTTGATGAGATGGCTATTAAGTCTATCGTCACCCGAGAATCGTATCTTAATAGTTTTACTTGGTCTAATGAATCTGCACCAGAGACTCTTCTGGTTCAGTATGATGTTACACCGGTTCTTTATGATACTGTCCTCAATACAGAGATTCATTGTACTCCTATGTGTTATATTGCCAATTTGTTTGATTATTGGCGTGGAAGCATTAAGTTTCGTTTCCAAGTTGTTGGCTCCTCTTTTCATAAGGGGCGTCTCAAGATTGTTTACGATCCCGTCTTCCAGGTTACTGATGAGTACAACACTAACTATACTACAGTTATCGATATTGCCGAAAGTAAAGATTTTACGGTCGAAATTGGTTGGGGTTCGCCGTATGGTTGGTTACGGTGTTCCAATTGTGTTTCGTCGAGTGTTCCTTTTCGAGCAACTCCACGAGTGGTTTCAGATTTTACTAAAATCAATGGAACTCTGTCTGTATTCGTTGTTAACGAACTTACATCACCAAGTGATGACGTGTCTTCAATTGAAGTTAACACATTCGTCAAGGGGGGTGATGATTTAGAGTTTGCTGTTCCAGCAGACAAGATTGATGATTATACCTTTTATCCTCAGTCTGGTGTTGAAACAGCATCTACTCGCTCGCCTTTTATTCCTCCTAACTGGGATATCAGCTCTTATAGTGCTGATACTGATCCAGATGAGGATTTTGAGGCGATTGGGGAAATAGCCGAGGTTGGTCTCTTAATTGATGATCAAATTACTCGTGCCCGAGATTTGAACAAGATCTCAACTAAGTCTTTGATGATTCGAGCTACCATGCTTGTTGCTTTAATTACTTCCATTACAGAACTTTTACAAGAAGTTCATCATGTCCAGCAAATTAGGACTATGAGAGATAGTGAGGAGAAGTTTAAGCCACAGTCTGGTGCTGAAACTGATGAGGCTGCCGATGGTGAAGCCACCGATGAAGCTTCTAAACCTATGCAGGAAGAAACTGTCAACGAAATGGCTGCCACTAACATCCCACAAAACTCCATGGTTTATTTTGGAGAAGAGATCAAGTCATTGAGAGCGTTGCTTAAGCGTTACGACTCATATACTACTTGGACTCCTGTGGGAGGGGGAAGCCGCACGGAAACGCGCGGTCATCCAAATTTTCCTTTATTTAAAGGATATGCTCCGTCTGCCGTGCATACTGATGCGTCATTGAATGCCATCAATTATGTACGAATGACTCATCTAAACTATATCACTGCCGCTTATGCGGGTTTTAGAGGTGGTATTCGTTGGATGCAACAGATGATTAATACCGATGCAAATCAGTATCATTTGTCTGTTAAAAATAGAGGAGCAATCGCCAGTGACAAGTATTATATCACTGGTGG